ACCGGATGGCCGCGCCCCTTTGCTGCGTGGGCCCCCCTCCTCTTTTATGTCGCCCAATCATATTGGTGCCTGAATGCCTATATACGTCATTTGTCTGTATATACGTGGCGCCCAAGTATTGGTGTATTGTAAGATGTGGGATCCTCTCTTGAATGATTTCCCTGAAACGGCTCATGCCTTCCGTTCTATGCTTGCCGTGAAATACTTGCAGTGTATAGAACAAACGTATGAACCTGGTACATTGGGTCACGATTTAATTCGAGATCTTATTTTGGTTATTCGAGCTAAAGATTATGTCGAAGCGACCAGGAGATATAATCATTTCCACGCCCGTATCGAAGGTGCGTCGAAGGCTGAACTTCGACAGCCCCTATACCAACCGTGTTGCTGTCCCCACTGCCCGAGGCATAGGCAGACAGCGTCTATGGAAGTATCGGCCCATGTATCGAAAGCCCAGGATGTACAAAATGTACAAAAGTCGTGATGTTCCTATGGGCTGTGAAGGCCCATGTAAGGTTCAGTCTTATGAACAAAGGGATGATGTGAAGCATACTGGTACTGTCCGTTGTGTTAGTGATGTTACTCGTGGAACTGGTGACACTCATCGAGTTGGCAAGAGATTTTGTATTAAATCCATTTACATTTTGGGTAAGATATGGATGGATGAGAACATTAAGAAGCAGAATCACACTAATCAGGTTATTTTCTTTTTAGTCCGTGATAGAAGGCCCAATGGAGCAAGCCCAATGGATTTTGGACAGGTTTTTAATATGTTTGATAATGAGCCTAGTACTGCGACTGTGAAGAACTATCTCCGTGATAGATACCAGGTTGTGAGGAGATTCTATGCAACCGTTGTTGGTGGACCTTCTGGCGTTAGAGAGCAGGCTTTGATCAAGAGATTTGTTCATGTTACTAATCATGTAGTTTATAATAATCAAGTAGAGGCTAAGTATGAGAATCATACTGAGAATGCCTTGTTGTTGTATATGGCGTGTACTCATGCCTCTAATCCAGTGTATGCTACTCTGAAAATACGCATCTATTTTTATGATGCAGTCACGAATTAATAAATATTGAATTTTATTTCATGGTTCTCCTTAACTTGGAGTGTGTTTACAATTACATTGTACAGTACATGATCCACTGCTCTGATGACATTGTTAATTGAAATAACGCCTAAGCTATCTAAATATTTAAGAACTTGAAACTTAAAGACTCTTAAGAAATGACCAATCCGAGGCTGTAAGGTCGTCCAGACCTGGAAATTCAGAAAACATTTGTGAATCCCCAACTCCTTCCTCATGTTGTGGTTGAACCTTATCTGGACTGATATGATGTCGTGGTTGTTGTTGAATGGTCTCTTGTCGTGGTGGGTTATTGTGAAATATAGGGGGTTGTTTATCTGCCAGATAAAAACGCCATTCCTTGCTTGAGGTGCAGTGATGAGTTCCCCTGTGCGTAAATCCATGGTTGATGCAGTCTATGTGTAGGTAGTATGAACAGCCGCAGTGTAGGTCGATACGTTTACGACGGATGGCCTTCTTCTTGGCTATTCTGTGTTGGACCTTGATGGGCACTTGAGTAGAGTGGCTCGTTGAGGGTGACGAAGGTTGCATTCTTGATAGCCCAGGCTTTGAGTGGTGTGTTTTTTTCCTCGTCGAGATATTCTTTATATGATGATGTTGGTCCTGGATTGCAGAGGAAGATAGTGGGAATGCCCCCTTTAATTTGAATTGGTTTGCCGTACTTTGTGTTGCTTTGCCAGTCCCTTTGGGCCCCCATGAACTCTTTAAAGTGTTTCAGATAATGCGGGTCTACGTCATCAATGACGTTGTACCAGGCATCGTTGCTGTAAACCTTCGGACTCAGATCTAAATGGCCACACAAATAATTGTGAGGTCCTAATGACCTCGCCCACATGGTCTTGCCGGTTCGACTATCACCCTCTACTACAATACTAATAGGCCTCCACGGCCGCGCAGCGGGTGTCTTGATATTTTCTGATACCCATTCCTCAAGTTCTTCTGGAACTTGATTAAAAGACGAACATAAAAATGGAGATACATAAGGAGTCGGGGGCTCCTGGAAAATTCTATCTAGATTGCTATTTAAATTATGAAATTGTAAAACAAAATCCTTTGGGGCTAATTCCTTTAATACGTTGAGAGCCTCCGATTTACTTCCTGAGTTAAGAGCTCTGGCGTAAGCGTCATTTGCTGATTGTTGCCCTCCCCTTGCGGATCTTCCATCGATCTGAAACTCGCCCCATTCGATGGTGTCTCCGTCCTTGTCCAGATATGACTTGACATCGGAACTGGACTTAGCGCCCTGTATGTTGGGGTGGAAACAGGTGCTACTGCTTGGGTGTATGTAATCGAACAGCCGATTATTCGTAATCGTAATCTTCCCCTCGAATTGGATGAGGGCGTGCAAATGAGGTTGCCCATCTTGGTGTAATTCTTTGCAGATCTTGATGAATTTTGGGTTTGATGCTAAGGATAACCCTTTTATGAATTGTAACAACAATTCTTTGGGCAATTGGCATTTGGGGTAAGTGAGAAATATGTTTTTCGCTTGAATTTTAAATCTAGGGTTCCTCATTTTGACCTGGTCAATTGGAGACACCCCGCTTCATGTCTCTTGTGTATTGGAGACAATATATAGTGTCTCTAAATGGCATAATTGTAAATATGAAATTATCAACTTTTACTTTAATTCAAATTCAAAAGCGGCCATCCGCATTAATATT